ATGCCAATGCGCGCTTCTGGCGGTCCTCGTCCTTCCGCATCTTGGTTGGAAAGTAAAACCCGCCGTTATCCTTAACGTGGGCAGGGCGCATGCGCATCATTTCGTCGTGGATTTCCCGCTCAAAGCCATCGGGTAGCCCGTTGGCACTTTCGTGAGCCGACAGAATGGCGCGCTGCAAAGAATACTGCTTTGCTTCCTTTGCGCTCATGGCGATAACCGGGTCGTGCGCTGGCTGCGGCAATTTGCCATCGGCCCGCAATGAAAGTATTTCACGGGCAACCTGATCCGCTGACATATTTTTCTCAACCCACTCTCTCGCTTTGTCTGAGCACCCGTATTGAGTTGTCATAGCGAAAATATCGGACACGCGGGTGCGTTCCGCGTCCGTGGCTGCCTTAATTTCCACCCCTGCGGTTGCGGGGGCGGCATTTCCGTCTTTCTTCGGGTCCATATCTTCCTCCGTAGAATCGCCCTGTGTGTCAGGCGTGGTGCGTACTGAAACTTGATATGTGGCCTCTGCGTCACGGCCAGCCCCGACAGTGGTGTCCGCTGGTACTGGCACAAGCGATACCTCCATCGGCTGCCATTTTGTTGCGGTGTAAATATCGCTCGCCGTGCCCTTGCCTTTCGTTACGACAAACTCCATGATTTTGTATCCGATGCTGGTCCATTTGCGGATACCGTCGAGCACATCCTGCTTAACGCCCTGCGCTTCGTCCATCTTGCTGAATCGCGGTGTGCCACGCAGCTTGCTGTCTTTGCCTAGCTTGATGTCCTCAACAATGCCGATCTGGCGGCCGGTGCTGTGGTCGAGCAAGAGCGGCAATCCGTCTTTTGCGCGGCCGAAGTCAATGGCTTCGGCGGTGTGCTCTAATATCTCGATGCCAAACCATCGCTCAACTGGTTCTTCTGACGAAAAAGACAGCTCCGGTAAATCCGCCTCTTGGTCCGCCCTGCCAGTAAGTACGCTGGCCGCGCTGATGTGGCGCGGGTCAATGTCCGGTCCGGGCGGCCCGAGCAAAATGCGGGTTGCCCTATAGAGTTTTGGGATTTGCATCTTCGTGACTTCCATTTGACTAACCTTCGTGATTTGTGGCGGCCGGGATTCCTGTGCCGTTGGGCTTGAGTGCTTTGTCGCCCGCCTCGCCATCCTTATCTTCGTCTACATCCTCACCTTCGTCGTCTTTGCCGGTTTCCTTATCCGGCGACGCCGACGCCGCTGCGGGCTTGGCTGCGCCCGCGCTGATATTGACATCTAAATCTTTGGCAAGTTTTTGTTCTTCTGCAAGAGTGTTTAGCACTGTTTCCAAATCAGTGCCACGCTCGGCAAGTAATTCCGTCCGTGTTGCAAGCCCATTGCCAACCCCTAAAATGTTTGCTTGGGTATCCTTGAGCGGATCAACCCACGCCCAGCCACGCGGCAGCCATTTGACTGCTAGAAACTTGCGAAAGTCCCGGCTATCCAAAACGAGCGCGCCACTTAGCAGTGCAGCCTCCAACCATCTCCAATAAATGACGGTATAAAAATCGTCGGCCATCCAGTCCTGTATCGTTTTCCATACGTCGCGCTCAATGAGCAAACCGGATCGCAGCGACGAAAAGTTTACATTTTCCAAGTCGCTCGCCAGTGCGTTGTAGCTGGTGTGCAACCCGGATGCCACGGTCCTTAGTTGCCCCTTCATAAACTCACTGAATGCTGTAGTGGGATGGTCCGACGACCATTCCTTAAACTCAAGCCCGGCCGGTAGCATTTCGACGGTCCCCGGTGATGCCTCAAACTCAATCGGTTGTTTGTCGTCGCCTTCTTCTGGCGGCTCATAAGCGTCTTCACCTTTTGGTTCCAACCATCCCATTTTGGCCGCTGCGGTGCGTGATGCGACCAGCTCGGCCTCGGCATATCCTTCCAGCATTTTTATGGGGAGCATGACGCAGTTAAGCCACGACACGCCGCGTGTCTGATTTGCATCTTCCGGGTCGTACAGGTGGATGATCTTGTCGGCGGGTATGCGTTCGACTCTCTTGTGCATCGTACTGTCGTTTATGTCCTGCGTGGCGATGTGGTAGGCAACTGCCGCTCCCCAGCCATCCACTTCTACCCCCAGCCTGATCTCGTTGTGTCCGGGCGAAGCCTTGCGGTTAAGGTCGTAGTCTATCTGTGTCGGATCAATCTGTTGCAGTCCGAACATAAAACGGTTGCCTGCGTAGCCCAGCACCATTCTGATAAACGCTTCGCCATCTTTGGCAACGCATTTGATGATCATGCGCGCAAACTTTTTTAACGACCCTTGCATGGTTACAGTGGGACGCAATGACCACTCTAACCATGCTGCCTCAATTTTATTGTTGAGGCTGGTCGCCAAAGACTTGTCGTTGTTCCTGACCTGTGCCTGCAATCTCATGCCTTTTGGCCCTATCACATTCATGGCGAGTAAGGCAAGAAATTGCTTGATGTAAGAATTGTTGCGGGCAAGGTCGCGGGCGCGAGTGCGGAGCATTCGTCCGCTTTGTCGGATCGCGGCGTTAGTGGAAATGGGTGCGATGATCCAATCTTGATTCAAGCGGCTGACTTCCGCGCCTTTGTATGGTTGGCTCCGCCTGCCGCCTTTGCGAAATTGCGCGGCGGCCATTGACCACACAAACCCCAAGCCCGCCTTAGAAAATAGTCGCGGAGTTTTCACGATGCACCCTTGAATGTCACTTGCGCACGCTGTCCGAGCCTGCCCGGATTTCTTTGCCGCCAGACCACTTGTTTGTAGCGCACGAGAATCTTGCGCAGTTCGTTAATTGGAATCTTGGTAACAGATCGGCCACCGATCATGTAGGCTTCGATCCCGTCAGCGAATCTACCTTCCAGCACAGACTCAATCACGGGGACCATGCGCGCCTCATGGCTTTGCGCATCGCCAGGGGCGGCGGCTTCCAGATCGCGCTCGACCTTTAGATGGCCCTGTGCGGCGATGTGTTTTTCGCCCAACAGTGACGTGATCTCTTGCCAGTTGTAATTACCGGGGGCAAGCGGCGCAGTCTTATCGGCGGCTAGCGTAACCTCAAACGCTGCATTCACAATAGTGCCGTCGGCCGACAATGTGGATTGGCCTGCAAGGATAAACTTGTAAGCCCATCCTTCGCTTGTGGGGAAGTCGGCGAATGATCGCCGTAGTTTTATGGTCGTTCCGGCGCGAATAGCGGCGGGGACCACTGAAAGCGGATCGAGTACCATAGGCACTATTTTCTAGCGTGCCCGGCCCCCTGTCCAGTCAAGTCTCACTAGACAGCCACGGGCACCGCGCTGGCTGCCCGTGGCTGAATCGCCTCTGTTTACTGCGGTACAGGCAAGGGCGGCTTTTGGCTGGTAGCTGCCTTGCCGATGATCTCTGACTCAAGTACCAGCATTGGATAGGTCCATCGCTGTGATTTTTTCAACCACTTCCTGATAAACCACATGCGCTCACTGGTGAAATACCGCCTGCGCCGTTTCTCCAACAAGACCGCCATTTGTTTTCCATGCCCGGCCGCGCAATAGTTTGGGCCGCCATATTTCACTATCACAAAGTCACCGGCTTGATAATTATTGCTCATGGTTTTGCAACTCCCGGCGCAACTTCTCAGCGTGCGCCTTAAATGTTTCGTCGGCCATTCGTTTCTCTGTATTGCGGATGGCGTGCAGCACGGTTGAGCGGTCCACTCCAAAGACTTTCCCTATTGCTTGCAATGATGCGCCAGTTGTTTCTTGGTAGATTGTTATGGCTAAGTGCCTGACCGGGACAGCCTGCTTTGAGTTTTTTCGTGTCTCAACTTCCCACACCGATACGCCAAACTCAAATGCTACCCGTTGCAAGAGCATCGTCGCCGCCGTGGGTATTTGCGCTGAGACGTGCAGTTGCTTTGCAAGCCATTCATAGAAGACTTCTAGCCGGTCTATTGCGTCGTCCACTGTCGTGCGCAGCTTTTGCAACTTTGCCCGCTCAGAGAAAAATCGTTCCTCTAATTCCTTCTGCAAGCGTAGATATTCCTGCATTGCACCCGTGGCTGTCATGCGCGACGACCCCAGCGCACGGCGCGCTCGCGCCGAAGGTTAAAGTTCACACTGGTCGGCGAACCTGAAGGAAATAGGCCCGGCCGATGGGTTAGCGCGACATGCGCGATCGCTAGATCGTGATCACCGGGAATGCTGACGAAGCTAACGGTGACGGAGCCTGCCCACTTCCCGGTGGCATATCCAAGATGATCGATGGGAATGTGTTGGCCACTCTGTACCAGCTCGCCGATATTCGCGCCACCCTTGAGCGGCGCAATTACACTCAACGTCAACAGTTTATCCTCTGGACCGCTCACGGTGGCGTAGGCAATCTTCCCGATGATCTTTGCCGCCCAGCGTGTGCGCGACTTGCGCGCTATAAATGCGCGCTTGCCCAGTTGCCGACGCCATCGCGCTGTGCGCTTTTTGCGGGTCAGCTTCCGCCCTGACTTGTTTCGGTTGACAGTGGTGGCGCGTGCGCGTTCTATCACCTTGCGAATGTTACAGACCATCTCCGCTTTCGCTTCGATGATCTTCCCGGTTTTCGGTTGGGTGCGAATGTTACAGACCATCTCCGCTTTCGCTTCGATGATCTTCCCGGTTTTCGG